CTGCTCGCTGCTCATAGTTAAGCTCTGGGTTCGACAAGAAGCCAAACGCAGTGTTAGCGTCCTCGTACATCGCTCGCTGTCGAGCCTCAAGCTCTGCCCGCTTCTGCTCAGTTAGCCCCAGCTCGCGCTGCTGAATGCCCTGTGCGTACTCCTGCGCTCTGCCGCCGTAAGCTGCGCCCAGACCACCGAGGATGTCGCCAAAATTGATAGCCATTATGTTAAGCCCTGTAATCTGCGGTTGGTTGTGTTCTGATATGCGTCGATTGATCGAGGCGGAGCCATCCCGTAGTTTATCGGCTGGCTGGTAGACACTTTGGCATACCCGCCTTTCCTCGGCTCATACACCAATTGATTGCCCAGATTATACCCGCCTGCCGCTGCACCGAGCGCCTGTTCAGCATCAAACGATTGAGACGGTATTCTGGCAGCGCCCTGATAGGCTGCATTCTGACCAGCAGCAAGTCCTGTCTGCAAGTCTGAAATACCGCCAGACAAGTTTATTGCATTGATTGCTGCACGATTAGCAGCAGCGTTGCCCATATCAATGTAGTTCCCAGCTTGGTCGTAAATCATGTTTGCCTGAGTTGCACCCAGTTGTTCCAGAAGTCGCGCCTGAGTAGCCGCTGCCTGCTGTAGCTGGTTAGCCTGAATCTCGCCTACTCTTGTTCTGCCTGCTGCAAGGTCTTGCCCAGTGCCGTACTGCATCTGCGCGATGTTCTGACCTGTTTGTTGACCAATGTTGGCCCGACCAACTCCAGCCTGCCCTTCATATGCGGCCATGTTTTCACGCTGTCCAGCAATGTTTCCAGCAGTGCCAAGAGTTATGTCACCCAGCGCACCAGCCCTGCCTGTGGCAAGCCCTGAGAGCGCCTGAGAGCCTTGCATCCCCATTCCAGACAATTGGTTGAGGTTTCCGATCTGCTGCTGTAGACCTTGTGACGCAAGCCCTTGTCCAAAGCGTGTTAGCTCTCGCTGAACATTACCACCACCCAGTCCACCAGTGGCCGCAGCACCTGCTAGGTTGCCTCTCATGCCTTGTTCAAAGAGAAACTGCTCATAGGGAGACTCTTGTCTAGCAGCGTTAAACGCATCCCGTCCGAGCGCACCTGATAGAGCCAGTTGCTGATTAAACGCCGTTGTCCCGCCTTGCTGATAAGGCTGGAAATATCCACGCGCCTCATCGAAGCCGGTATTAATCTGTCCACTAGCTTGAGTTCCCGCTGCTCGCAGGTCGTCAATGTTGATACCGTACAGTTGGTTGATTCGAGCAAGCGCCGCATCGATGTCAGACCGTGAGGAAGTCTCAGCACCGCGCAGGGTTGCTGTGGCATCTGTAAGCCCCTGTCCGAGCGATTCCTCAGAGCCAACCAAGCCTATCGGAGTAGCCTCTGCCTTGGCGTCTCTGAACCTAGCCTGCGCTTGATCCAAAGGCATTCCAATGGCTCTGGAGACCTGTTCAGGGCTGACCCCGTACTGCTTCATTAAAGCGTAGATTTGGCTGTCAGGAGTATTCGGGTTGTTGGCAAAGTAAGCCTGAAGCTCGTAGTCAGTCACTTGACCAGGGCGAGCGTTGTTCACCACCTGCTGATTATATTGTCCGTAAGCAGTTTGAGGATCGAGTCCACGCGCATTGACTACTTGCTGCGGGCTGACCTGATACTGCTGCATCAGCGCATAGGTCTGCTCATTCGAGATATTAGGGTTAGCAGCAAAGAAGTCTTTTAGTTGCTGGTCGGTTATCTGGCCTGGCGTGTATTGCTGCTGACCTCTATCGGCTTGGCCGTATAGCACGGGCATCAGGCTTGGAGTGTAGTCAGTACCAGTGCCGTCAAAGGGCATCAATGTATTGGGGTTAACAATGTCGAGGCCTTGGAGCAAAACTTCATTACTAACCCCATTGCTTTGGGCCAGCGCAGAAAGGTCTTCAAAACTTAACTGAGGATTAGCCGCAATGTAATCTGCCACTTCTTGGACTGTGTAAGCCATAATTACCTCTGGAACGGTCGCATCTGTGGGAACTGCTGCATTGCTGGGAACTGTTGAGCCTGCGGGTTAATCAGTCCAGCCAGTGCTGCTTGGTCAATCGGTAAAGACTGAGCCTGCTGCATCTGAGGAATTCGCCCGCCTAATAGTGCTGCTCGCATCGCAGGGATCGAGGACAGGTTAGCATTCTGAGCTGCTACGTTGCCGCCCTGATACGCTTGCATCCTTGGCATGAAGGACTGGCCTTGCATCTGGTAGGCACGATTCAAAGCCTCTTGATTGATCTGACCGGCCTGACCGTATCCACCAATCATTGTGTCCTGCGCCTGCTGGTAGGCTGGCATGAGGTTAGCCATCTTAGTGTTAGCCATTGCCATCGAGCGCCTGTTGGCTTTGCTGATGTCTTTCTTTTGTGATCGCTGGCTCATCATGTTGGCCGCTAGACTAGCACCGGCTATTGCTGTTTCGATTCCCATATCCACCTCTGTTTTTCTTTGCGGAAATTTAATGATTGAAGCATTTTAACTAGTGCAGATCGGTCATCAGGTGCGTCAGTCCACACTGTCGTGAACCCTCTGCTGCTAAACCATTCCAGCCCCTGCTGCATTGTCTGCCTGACCGTTGCTCTGTCTCGATACTTGCAAGCAACGTGAATCTCAACTTTGTTCTTTTTTGCCTTTGCCAGCACTAACAGTTTTTCGTCCATCACCAGCATTGCGAAATCATTCTTAATTGAATCAGGATAGAGACTGAGAAACTTTACAACCGAAGGATCACGAACGTAATCAAGTGCCTCCTCCTCGCTGCAAGCTCTTACACTAATATCCATCCTTGCGTCCTGTCGCCACCGATCTGTGAGAGCATTTTGCGGTATTCAATTGATCCCGCTGTGCCTGCTGAGTTGATGTACAGTTGATACTGTCTCGCCTCAACTACGCCTTCTGGTGAGCCTGTGCCGATAATGGGAATACTCAGCGAAGCATCAAGCGTCCACGTTCTGAATGCTTGGGCCATTTTACCAGATTCGTCAACGATTGGCTGTCCAGCATTAAGTAGTGGAGTGGTCATTTCGTGCCACCTATAATCTCAGCGTTGAGTTGCAAGATCACTGGTTTAACTGCGTCAGTCAGAGTAAATCGGAATATCTCAAAGCGTGATACTCGACCGTTGCGTCTCCAGATTGCTCGTCTGTCGTACTCGCCCGCTTCACCGATTGATCGTGTCCTAGCATCTGACCAAGTCTTTCCGTCTGCGCTGCGATCCAGACTAATCACAGGATTCACAACGTCATCATTGCCCACACCGGATTCAACTGTTAGTTCTAGTGACGGGACGAATATAGACTTGAGGTTGTTCTGGAAAGGTTGAGTAGCGACCCGTCTGATAATCGTGTTCTCGTACTCTGTGTAAACCAGTGGATCAATCCTGCCAATCCTGCCGTCCACAAAGTCGCCACACAAGATTTGGTTATAAGCCTTACAGATCGCTCTCACTCGGTATCTACTTAGATCACCATCGAGCACCGAGCGCCTTTCGTGCCATCGCTTTGCAGTCAGGTCGAATACAAGAGTCGTAGTCGGCAGCGTGAAGCCGATAAAGTACGCCCCGTTCTGTGAATACGCCCAAGCGTAGATAGACTCAAGCTGGGACGCTGTTAGATTCTGGAGCAGGTTGTCTATAGGGGTGGTGCTGATCTTCGCTGTATCGTTGCCAGAGAGCGCCCAAATGGATGGCCCTTCGTTCTCTCCACCACCCACCCAGACAACAGTGTCTTGTGCGTTGATCAGTGAGTAAGGAGCGTAGACGCCTTTCTGCAAGAATAAGCCTGTTCGCTGGAATGGGAAGTCAGTTCCGCCCACATTCTGGAAAGCCTCGATGGTCTGTGATCCAGAAATGAACAGTTGGTTCTTGAACACGATAGGAGCAACAGTCACATCAGGATCAGACTCAGCAGTTCCAAAGTCCAAAGCGTTGTAGCTCAGGCCATCATTGGGCGCTGAACAGATGAACTTCTTGGTGTCAGTCGTACAAACAAAGTAGGAGTCGATGAACACCACAAATTGCGGATTGCCGTTAGCGTCAAAGTCGCCGTCAGTGATCTGGGCAAACGTATCTGTCACATGGTTGTAGATGTACCCGTCACCGCCAGGCACCAGCACCATCAACTGGATTCCGTTATCGGCCATTGAGCATTGAGCAGTGCCTGTGATCGTCCCCAAAGAGGTCAGGCTGTAGCTCGCCACGCCATCAATAATTGTCTCGACGATCTTGTACAGAGCATTACCGTTGACCGCATAGGCTATCCCAGCCATTTCGTGCATACCACGGTTCTGCTCTTCGATAGTCCCAGAGGACACAAGCTCTACCAAGCCTGGGGTGCCAAACAGGTTCTCAGGGCTAAGTGCCGGAGCCTCGGACACGTTCACATACCAATTCAAGCACTCCTGTGCGCTCAGTGGTAGTGAAGGGCTGACGTAGAACCCGTTAGTGATGGGAAGTGCTGGCATCAGTTAATACTCAATACAGCTCTGCTAACCGTGATGTTGTTTGTTGCTGTGGAGTTCTGGACATAGATTTCAATAAAATCATTTGTCGCCATCGAGACCTGATACACAAGCGGAACTGCTAAGTGTGCGCCATGGCTTATCTTTGATTCGATTCTTGAGCCAGCAATTGCAGAGCCGTTCTTGTACAGATAGACCTGAATGTTTTGGTTAGAACCACTGGCTGGATCAAGGCTTAATGCTGCGTTGATTGTCAGAATCTGAGTTGTTGCACCCGTGTAAGTGATCCGACCTGCTGTTGTACAGGTTGCGTTAGTTGACAGATCAACAGTCCACGTTCCAGCAACCAGAACAGGAGTAGCAGTGGACGCGATTACAGTCGCTGTACTGTTACCCTGCATATAGACCTGACCACGCACCTGAGCCGCCGCTGGCGCGTTGGTGATAGTAATCGTGCTGCTTGCCGCTGTCAGGGTAATTCCAGTACCAGCGACCAGTGAAACAAAGGTTGGGCTGAGTGCTGTGGTGTTCAGCATCAACGGCGAGCCGGTCGAGTTAACAGTAAAGTTGTGCGCTAATGTAATTCCGTTCTCTGCTGAGACGCTGGCCG